TGAGAGAGAGGGGAGTTAAAAAATATTTTATTTCTAAAAAAATTTTGGTAATAAAGTAATTTAATATTTTCAAAAATTATTATTATTAAATAAACATATTCATTTAATAATATAAATTAAACATCAACTTCTTTCTCTTCTTTCTTTGGATAGAAGGTCTTGAGGAATGATTGGAATTCAGTAAATTTAATTACCTTACCATCACCTTCTTTACCAAGACCTAGAGCTTTAGCTGTTGCCTTGTCAAGAGTAGTGTTTTGACCATCTTTAAGCTTGAGTTCAGTAAATTTATTATTTAATGCACTCATAACTTTGGGACGAGCCATACTTGCACCTTCTTCAAGTCCAAGAAATTTAGCCAAAACTTCAGGAACAGGTTGTTCTTTATTAAAACCACCGTTTACATTACCTTTACGCTTGGGTTTAGATTTAATAGCTTTATTTACTTCATCAGTATGAGTCTTGCTCAATACTTTTACAATTGCATTGCACTGACGTTCATAATCATTTCGAACTTTTTCACGAGATTTAAGTTGTTTTTCAAGTTCATTAATTTCTTTGTTAACATCTTTGATATCGCCACGAAGAGCTTCTAATTTTTTAGTTAATTCTTCAAAAGATTCTTTAGTTTTCTTTTCTTTTGTTTTCTTTTCGACTGCTTCATCTTCTGAATCAGATGATTCAGAATCAGAATCAACTTCTTCATCTTCATCAGAGTGTTCTTCAACTACTTCAGCTTTCTTAGTTGGTTTTGTTGATTTAGTCTCTTTAACTTCATCATCAGAAGATTCAACTACTTTTTTGCCTTTGGTTGTTTTCAAAACAGGTTGAGGCTCTTCATCTTCAGATTCAACATCTTTTTTGGTATTCTTAGCTTTTGAAACTTTGACATCGCTAGTATCCTTAGTATTTTTTGATGGCATTATGATATGAACCTTGGGGTTAATAAATAATTTTATCAATTTTTTTTGTACTATTAATTGAAATTAAAAGAAACAACTATTTTATCAGCTTTTGATTCAGAAAAGGTCATTATACTGGATTCAGAAGATTTAGATATATAATTTGTATTTAATGTAAAATTATTACATATAGAAGCTGGTTTAATAAACTTTTTGATTTTTGTACATTTTTTTGATTTTTTTTTATCATTTTTATTTTTTTTATTCATGTCTAATTCTATTAAATCATGATTTATATTAATATACTCATAAATTTTTTTGGATATAAACCACTTAAAAAAATTTAATTGTCCAATTGTTGTAATTACACAATTATCACCAATAAAATAAGGTATTCTATCACCCCTACTAAATGGATCAAAATGTTTTTTTTGATATGCTTTTAATTGTTGTTTATAAGATGTATGAACATTAAAAATTTGTTCAACATCATTTTCTTTTAGTTTATAATTTGTCTTATTATTTTTTGAATACTTTGTTATAAAATAATCTATTAATCTAATTGAAATTTTAGATTCAAAATTTAAAATAGGAATAAATAAATTTATATTTTGTTCATCTTCATAAAATTTTTCTAGGGATTTAATAATCATATTTTCTTGAGAAGTAATTTGAATATTTTTAAAAACCTCGTTATTTAATTTTGTTGATTCTGAAATAGACATCGAGAATTTTGATATAATAAGAATAGTTGTATTGTCTTTAAATCATTAAAATAATAAAAATTATTTTAAGCATTATAGAAATTTTAGTCAGATGTTTCAGCATCTACATTACTAGATTCATAACTATCACTACTTGATAATTTAGTTCCTAAATCAATATCTAAATTATTTAGTTTTTCAGATTCAGAAGACATTTCGATTTCAGCTTGTAAATCTTTAATTAAATTATCAACTTCTAATTGAGATGTTGAATCTGCACTTGTTTTATTTTTAAAATTATTATTAATATTCAAAAAGATATTACTGTTAACTTCCGTATCAGGAACATCAAACTCATCTCCTTCATCAGAATCTTCAATAAATTTATAATTATATGTTTCTTTTGGTGTAAATGAAATTAAAATTGGTCGGAGAAAAATACCAAAATCATTATTTGAATTAATCCAAATTGCATAACATTCTAAAATCATTTTAGTCCAACAATCTTCAGGTATTGAATCAACGCTAATTTTTTTTGAATTATTTTGTTGTAAAACTGTTTCAAAATCATTATTTTTAATAATTTTTACTTTAATTGTACCAGACGAATAGTCTTCAGATTCTCTTATAATTTTTTGAAAATTTATAGTTTGATTTTCATCAGTAATATTAAACCAATTAGAAGCATATGACGCTGCATCCATTTTAATTTTATTTTCAAGTTCATAAAGAAAATGTATAAAATTATTAACTCGATCTTTTTCTTTACCAACTAAAGCCAACTCAATCTCATGATATCCATTAAACATTTGAGCTTTACCAATGTTCAATAAAGTAGGAGTTTGGAAAACAAAATTTTTTAATTTACTTTTGTCATTATATTTAATTAAAACAATTTTTTTTTTTTCATTTGAGCTTTACCAATGTTCAATAAAGTAGGAGTTTGGAAAACAAAATTTTTTAATTTACTTTTGTCATTATATTTAATTAAAACAATTTTTTTTTTTTCATTTGATCTATCTTTAGGATACACAATTTTATTAAAATCTATGTGATTAATTTTAAATGGTTCTTGGATATTCATGTATTTATATATTATAAAAAATACTCCTTAAATAATTTTATGCAATATTTATACTATTAAAATAAATTAACTAGTTGCTTTTTTAGTCTTTGTTGTAGGCTTTACAGGAGCTTTAGATACACCTTTCTTTGGTTTGACATCTTCGTCAGATTCATCTTCATCATCTGATTCAACTTTTTTTACAGATGGTTTTGAAGAAGCTGTTCGAGTAAGTGGAACTTCATCTTCAGATTCTTCTGATTCTGATTCAGAATCTACCTGAGCTACTTGTTTTCCTTTTACAACTTGAGGTGTTACTTGCTTTGTAACTTGTTTAGTAGGAGCAACAGTAGCTACAGTATCTGATTCTTCATCAGAATCTAAAAATGCATCCGACTCTAGATATTGTTTGACATTTGAACTAGATTTAGCAGGAGGTTCTACCTCTGTCTTTGCAATCTTGAATGTAAGACCATATGTTGGATCTTTCTTGCTTGGAGCTTGAGCCCACAGTTTTACAGGTCGTGCAATAGGACGAATACGACTCATCCAACAAACATGAGAAGCAAAATCATCAACAGATTTAACTCCTTCAACTTTGGTTCTAACTCGTTTACTACCTTCCATTACTGAAGTGAATACAATAGATTTAACTTGATTATTATCAGGATATGATGTATCAATCTTAAGTTTCATGTATGGATGACGAGGACCATAATCTTTCTTTGTATCTTTTTTAGTATCTTCATCTTCTTCTTGAGGCATTCTTAAAATTGGTTGATAAATATATTTAGATGCTTTTGCACCAAACATTTTTTCCTTAAATTCTGTAGATCCCAGTTTATCATCCAACTTTCGAAGCATATCACTTAGTTGTTTAACTTCTGAAACTGATTGATCAAGAGGAACCTTAACAAATGAACGCTGAGAATCATCTGTATAATACTCACCTAATTTAGGTACACCATAGGTAGAAAGATGAATCCAAGGAAATTGAATGAATAATGGAATTTCTGATCCAGTTTCAGGACTAGTGTAACGAATGTATGAAATTTTTTGTCCCTTTGAACGAGTGTTTTCTTCAAGATCTGTGAAATTTACTTGAGAAACATTGACGTCGGTATAATTGGTAGTCATTTCTTTAGCGGATTTGGTAGTCATTTCTTTAGCGGATTTGGTTGACATTATAATATAATTCATTTAAGCCAATACATCATTAATTCAATTTTTTTCCTAGGTCATAGTTTCTTAACTTCTATGGGTTTTTGATAATAATAGTAAAATTTGCAATTTGGTTGATTTTCATTTTTAAGTATAAAATTATTAATAATTAGTCTTACCATATGATCATAATTAATAACCTTAAAATCATCTAAATTAAATAAAAAAATTTCATCCCATGTTAATTGTTTATTTTTTTTATTACTAAATATTTTTACTTTAACGATATCTTTTATTTCCTTGATAGTATATGATTTATTTGGAATATTTAGGTATTCAATTAATTGATTAGAAAATAAATACTTTGAAGTGAGATTAAACTTTTTTTCCATTATTTAATATTATAAAATAAAAAGACTTAAAGAGACTATTAGTTATATTTATAAATGGAAACTGAAATAGAAAATTTCGATAGTCTTAACTTAAATGAAAATTTATTAAAAGGGGTTTATTTACATGGTTTTACACAACCATCAAA